GTATAAAGAGGTTGAAGAGTTTATAGGCACCCAATTAATAGAACCTACTCTACATCTATGTTGTGGGAAGAGTAAGTTGGGGGATGTAAGATTAGACCTTTATGAGAAAGATGTAGACATAATAGCAGATGGAGCTAGAGTTCCTTTCCTAACAGATTCTTTTAATACAGTATTAGTTGATCCTCCCTATAATGGGGTCTTCCAATGGAATCACGATCTATTAAAAGAGATAGGTAGAGTGGCTAAACAACGTTTTATTTTTCAACATTGGTTTTCTCCAGTAAATAAAGATGGTAGGTTTAAAAAAGATTGGTCATTCTACTTAAGTGGTTTGTATGCATGGATGCCTAGAACTTATTTTGGGCGGATGCAGATCATCTCAATATTTGATAAGGAAGAGTAATATGAAAAGGTGCAATAAATGTAAAAAACTCAAAGATGAAAATGATTTTTATAAAAACAGGGCTACAAAGTCTGGATTAAATGGTTCTTGTAAGGAATGTGTAAAAAGTTATCAGAGAGATAATAAGGAAAGGATTAGAAGAAATGCTAAAAGGTTTAGAATGAAAAATCCAAACTATAGTAGAGATCAGTATTTTAAGCTTAAAAAGAAATTTCATGATATGTATGGTAATAGATGCCTATGTTGTGGAGAAACAATGGAGGAATTTTTAACTCTAGATCATATAAATGGACAAATAGGGAAAAAGAGAGATCATAGTTCAAAGGCATATAAAAATGCTACAGATACATATAACCCTTCAAAATATAGAATTTTATGTATGAACTGTAATCATTCTATAGGAATGAGAGGGTATTGCCCTCATGCAAATCTTGATAAGGAATAAATGCCTCTTAAAGAAAAAATTACTCAGAAAGATTTAATCTTATATGAGATTCTAAAACATCCAGCTTTATGTGGACAGTTTATAAGGAACATTGATAAGACAGCACATGAAGAACCTTTTGAATATACACAATATCAGGATGAATTTGCTTGTGACTTTAATGATCATGTAGGATACACATGTGCTAGGGCAGTTGGAAAAACTGTTGTTCTTGTAGACTTAATTATTTGGGTTTTAATAAATAGTATATTCCCTGGTGATTATATTAACTTTCATGTTCCTGGAAAAGTACATGTTGAGCCAGTTTTTACAGGGTTGGAGAAACAGTTCCGAGGAAACTCACTGCTAAAACACTTTATTCAAAGAAACAAAGGAATTAATAGATCAGATTTAATAATAAGACCGCTAACAAGCTCTTTCCTAGACTGTAGAATAGCTGGACAAACAGGGACGGGGGCATCCGTTGTAGCTGCCCACTCTCCTTTTGTAATCGTGGACGAATCTGGCTATTACCCTTGGGGTACTTGGGTAGAAATGCAACCTACAGTTAATACATTTACTTCTGGTTATAGAGTAATTGTTGCTGGAGTGCCTACGGGTCTAAGAGAGAATAATGTCTGTTATCATGTAGATAGAGAAAATAGTTCGTTTACTAAGCATAATGTAACTGCCTATGAAAATCCTCGATTTACAGAAGAGGATGAACAGAAAGCAATCGAAACTTATGGTGGTAAAGATAATGATGATTTCATTCATTTAGTATTAGGTAAACACGGAAAACCTATTTTTGCACTATTTGATAGAAATTCTATGCAGATAGGCACTAAACCCGTTTATAAACTAACTCTAGATGGGATAAAGCTTCATAGTGATATTGGAGAATATTTTAGAGCATTGTCAATTTTTCCTGGTTTACCTTCTAAGAATGAAAGATGTATCTTTGGAATAGACTTAGGCTATACAGAACCAACTGCTATTATAATATTAGTAGAGGATTCCGTAGGGAGGTTACATTTCCATGGAAGAATTAAACTAAATAAAGTTAATTACTATATTCAAGAGAAGATTATAGACTGGTTGGACACTAAATTTGAACCTATGATAATAGGAATTGATGAGGGTTCTGCTGGAAAAGCAGTAATTCCAAGATTAAAAGAACATGAGGAGTTTATCCATAAAGACTTTGCTAAAAAGATTATTCCCATAAACTTCTCATCTAATATTGTTTTAGGAACTGATTCAGAGGGGAATGAAATTAAAAGTAAAACAAAACCTTTTTCTGTTGGAGTATTACAAAATTATACTAACAATCATAAGATTGTATACTCCTCTACAGATTTAGAGATGATAACAGAATTAGAAAGAATGACTTATTCTAAAACTCCTACTGGAGATATCGTATATAGAACTTTAACTCAGACAGGAGGTAAGAAGGGAGAAGACCATTTCACTGCTGCTTTATTATGTGGAGCATTAGCATATTATTTGGAAGTAGAGAGTTTGGATTTTAGAGCAAGAAAGAAAAAACTAGCCAAAACACAATGGTTTATAGGTGGTTAAGATGAAAGAAGAAACTGCTGATATAAAAGAAAAGAAAATAAAACACGCATTTTCAGCTACATATATGAATACATGGGGAGGACTAACTAATTGGAGTCCTGAAGATGTAGATAAATTAGATGTAGATGATATAAATAAATATTGGAAGGTAATAGAAGAGTGTAGATTCTATTATAAAAGAGACCCAATAGCTTCAACTGTAGTAAATAAATTAGTTGAAATAGCAATAACTGATCTACAGTTGGAACAAAATAAACTCTCTGATAATGAATTTAGACTCTTTGAACGTCTCCTACCAAGATTACAAGAATTCTCAGAATCTTGTGCCTTAGAGTTTCTAGTAACTGGATTAGTAGTTCCAGAAATTAAGTATAATTTACTTACACAAGATGAAGTTAAAAAATTGGGAGTTAAAAAGAAAAGTACATTATCACTTCCAACTAAAATGTGGCTACGTGATCCTACAACTATTAAAATAAAATCTCCACTTGTAGGAGGAGATATATCTTATTTTGTAGTTCTTCCAGAAGAGCTAGTACATTTTATCCAAACTAAAGGTAGATATCCAGATGGAACTCTTGATGAAGAATTGTATCAAGAGATCGTTAGAGATTACCCTGAATTTGTAAAAGCTGTGGAAGATGGAAATAAAGAACTTCTCTTAGAAAATGATTTAATTATCCGAAGAAGGGTAATTACTGGTACAGAATTCCCAATTCCTTATCTATATTCTGCATTAGAATCTCTTAAACATAAGAGGAATATTAGAAGGATGGATTATGCAATTGCTGCTAGAATCATAGGAGCTATCCAACTCTTTAGATTAGGAGATAAAGATTTTCCTATAACAGAAGATGATGAAGATGCTTTTGAAGATATAAGACAGCAAATGACATGGAGAAACTCTGGAGAAAGGGACATAGAAAAGATATTCCAATTGTTTGCTAATCATACTTTACAGATTGATTGGATTATGCCAGATGCTAAAGCCCTTTTAGATGAGAAAAAATATGCTGAGATAAATCAGGATATTTTCTTCGCTTTAGGGTTTCCTAGAATTCTTACTACTGGTGAAACAGAACGTTCTCAATCTTCTGATCCAGATTTTGCAGTTATTTCTCCTACTAAGACTATGGAGAGTATGCAAAGAAAGCTTATTACAATTGTAGAAGATATTGTTTATAACATATCTGATAGAAATGGATTTAAAGATGTACCAACTGTTTCCTTTGGGAGGATTAATCTTAACAAGTTAGAAGACTTTACTAATGCTTGGGTTCAGTTATATGAAACTGGAAATCTTTCTAGAGAGACATTTGTAGGAGCATTTGGATATGACTTCAATGAGGAAATTAAAAAGAGAAAACAAGAGGAGGACCTCTTAGAAGAGTTGGGAGTTCCTGCGTATGCACCAGTTCCTTTCTCTCCTCAACCAGAAAGTCCCAATAACACTCAAGAAAAACCAAAAAATACACCTAAAAATTCTGATAAATAGGGTAAATAAAAGGCTAAACGGTGTTTTTGGAAGATTTTTGGTATAATATAGATGAGTGAATACGGTTGCATATATACAGATTCTATAATTAGAGGTATTTAATGAAAAATGCTTTTAAGATAAATACTGACATAGAATTAATACAAGATAAGGACACTGCTGGTGAGGCATTCGCCTCTATCAGTTTAAATCCTTTTTATCAATGGGCAAAGATTGTCGTTACTGACAATAAACCTAATGCGAATAAACACAGGATTCCACAAAGTGAGTTTGTTAATCTCACTAATACAGGTATCTTTGCTCCAGTTAAAATGGCTGAGTCCGAAATTTCTCCAGGACATGATAAAACAACTGGTAAACCAATTGGTACAATTACACAGTTTGCAGTAGAAGGGAACCGACTAATAGCTCTATCTGCACTTTGGAAAAAAGAACGTCCAGATGATATAAATCTGTTAAAAGAAATGTATTTAAATGGAAAACCTCCACAAGTTTCTTGGGAGGTATCTTATGAAAAAGAGCAAGAAGAGGATGATGGTGTTACGGCACTGCTCGGCACAACCCTTACTGGACTTGCAGTTGTATCAAATCCAGCTTATGTTGGTAGGACTACTTTTGTTGCAATGTCCTCGAAAGATAATAATGAAGAAGAGGAGGCTGATTCCGTGGATGAATTAGAAAAAGCTAAAACTCGTATTGCAGAAATGGATATCGAACTAGAAACACTTAAGGAGCAGTTGAAAGCTAAAGAGGACTATGAAGATTTAAAAGCGGAGCTGGAGAATCTCAAAGAATTCAAAGCTGAAATTGAACGTCTAGAGCAAGAGATAGAATTAATTGCGAAAATAAAAGACAAGTTTGATGAGGCTGGCGTTGAAAAAGAAGATGCCTATTTTAGTGAGAATAAGAAACTGCTCTTAGGTCTAGATGCAAATGCGTTAGACTTTATGATACAGGAAATGGTGTCTTTTGCTGCAAAGCAATCACAGGCATCTATAGAAGATGATAATCCAAAAATTCCTGATTTTAAAGGTAAGAAACCTGTTAAAATGACTCCTAAGGAGTTGGCAGACGGTTTACGTGATGTTGATGAAAATAAACGTAAGCAAAAATAATTTTATAAGTAGGAGATAATTAAATCATGGAAATTAATCACTACGGCGATACCCTTTTGGGGCTTGTTGCTCAAGAAAACATCGTTGAAGGTCGTATGATTTTGCTGACTACAAATGTTCACTCTCGGAACTTTGGTAGTCAATCTGACCTTCCAGGAGCTAAACTTCCTGATGATGCTACTGAGTCTACAAGAGCTAAATTTTGTGTAGCGTTTGAGCAAGACAACCGTTCCCTGCCAATCTATCAACCACACCCCGCCTATTCTTGGGCTTTAAGGTATGGATTCGATCAAGATGCTAATGCCCCATTTGAGGCTGAAGTTTATCTTACACATCCTGGGGTTCAGGAAGGTCAAACAATTCCATCCGGTCAGGGTGCAGTAGGAATTGGTGATGAAAGTATTCTCACTGTTCCTTCTGGTGCATATGTCTATAGTGCTGAGATAGAAGTTCCTGGCGCTTATCTAGATGTTTGTAATACTGATGAAGACGGTGCTGATGAGGCTGGAAAACTTAAAGTGGGAACAACGCACCCCGTTGCTGAGGTTGTTAGATACAACGATACAACTAACCGCTTGACCTTCAGAATCTTTGAATAGGAGGTATAAGAAAAATGAATGAGAATGAACTTAATACTGCTGTAGCTGAGCTATTTAAAGCTGGTGATAGGGATGCTTTAGCAGAAATGATCGTAGAGTATATTCAACCAAATCATATTACAGTTGATTTTGTGAGCATGTTGTTAAATGCACGTTCACTTAAGCCTGGAGATAGTTTGGTGAAGAAACTCAGAAAAGGTATTGAAGTTCGTACATTAGTTCCTGGTTCGATTCACTTGTCTAGTGAAGTTACTGTAACTGATCGTGTGAACTATATTCTTGATGGGTCAGACGTTAAAGTGACTTACAATGAATGGGAAATGGAAAACGGTGAGATTGGTACGGTTGGCGAGATACAACGAGAGATGCTTGCCAAACTAAAAGATAGTTTTCAAAACAAAGTATTCACAGCCCTATCCACAATATGGAGTGCTGTTAATACTCCAGATAACTATGTAGCTGTTGGTGGTACTATTACAGCTGAGGTACTTGAAGCTGCTATTGATAGAATAAATCAAACAACTGCTGGTGTGAAGGCTGTTATAGGTGTCAGGTCTGCTATGACCCCAATTACTAAGTTTGGTGGTTTTTGGAGTGATGGGACTAATGTTGGTTATACAGAAACAGCATTAGAAGAAATCCGAAACAAGGGTTATCTTGGCAAGTATTACGGTGCTGATCTACTCATGTTAGACCAAATTTGGGATAACTTTGAAGATGTAAATGCACTATTACCTACAGACAAAATTCTAGTTATTGGAGAGAATGTTGGTGAGTTTATTACTTATGGGGATGTAAAAACTAAAAACTATAGCGATATGAGACCCACGCCTCCACAATGGTTCTTAGAGCTATATCAGCAATTTGGTTTGCTAATATGGGCTGCTCAAGGAATTTATGTGATAGGTGATCTCAGCTAAACAATATAACTTTCAGTTTTTGGGGGTGGTTATGGCTTATTATTTAATTTATTGGATTAACTTTTATTGCCTATCCACCCCCATTTGTATTAAAGGAGGATTAAAATGGATGTCTCTACTTATGGACTAATGCAGACCAATAAACCAATCAGGTCTTACATTAAAACAATATTAGGAAAGGTATTTGTAAATGTTCTAAACCCCTTTACAGATTCTATAGAGGGACGGATTTTAACAGGTGATCCTAGAAAACATCTTAATGGGTCAATAATAGATGTATGGTCAGAAAAGGAAGATGTCTACCTAAGAAATGCTAATCAAAAGCATTTTGAAGAGGGATATATAATTCCTTATGTCAGAGAAGATAAAGAGCAAACTGAAGAGGAACATCTAAACACTTTAAATGATGATGAAGTTGAGAAATTATTGAAGAGTAAGTTTTTTACTCTTAGCAATGCAGTAAATAAAATGACAGCCGTTGCTCCTATTTATAGGACATTAGAGATGGCTAAAGATATGGAAAAGTCTGAAAAAATTATAAAATTCTTAGAAGGAAGAATTTCTGAAATCCAAATGAAGGAATATGAACTCCCTGAAGAAGATTAAAAAAGAATTATATGGCTATTGATGAAAATAATAGGATAGAAGTTGTTCTTCCAGATGACACAATAATAGGTGCTATTGATGGTACAGTCATAGCAGATGTTACAGGTCAAGGTGACGTTCCTATTACATTAGATTCTGAAGTGGTCGATGTTGATGCAACCGGTCAGGGAGACATTCCAATTACACTCGATTCCGAAGTTGTGGATGTTGATGCAACAGGTCAAGGTGATATACCTGTAACATTAGATTCTGAAGTGGTTGATGTTGATGCTACTGGTCAGGGTGATATTCCAATCACATTAGATTCTGAAGTAATTACTGCTGATATAGCAACTATAAGCAATATTGTTCCACAATTTGATGACACCGATAAACAGGCTATAAGTCTGTACGCTAAAAATATTATCGCTGGTGATACCCCTCTAGTGAGTTCTGACTGTGGTGGGCTAAAGACCATGAGTTCTCGCCACTGGCACATGCACAACGGAAACATGTTCACAGCACACATAGACCAAGCTGTGACGAACATTGGTGAAATGACTGTTATTGCTTTCAATACACCAGCGACAGGAGAGATTCACTTATGGATCACAGCGTCTTCAACACACGTCGCAGAATTGTATCTGTATGAGAACCCAAGCATAGACGTAGACGAAGGCGTAGACCTAACACCTATAAACCGCCGTAGAATTGTACCAATACCAACTTCTGTGCTGTCAACTATAGAAACTGCGCCAGAAGTAGGTAAGGTAACGTACTTCTTGGAAGCAGCAGCAGATACGGCGAACATTACCACGACCACAGAAATTGACCATACACCCCTAATTGGTGGTGAGGGAAAAAAAGCGTTGGGCGATAATGCTGACGAACGGTATGGATATATCCTTGCTACTTCACAGCAATACGCTGTTGTGTTGAAGACTGGCACAGACGATGATGCCACACATCACTTAGCGTTGTTATGGATTGAGAGATAAATAGAATATTCGATCTAAACCAGGAAATTTTGGTACTAAAATTTTTATAAAGTAGAGGAACTAGATGGCTATTGATAGTGAAAATAGAGTAGAAGTTGTACTTCCAGACGATACAATAATAGGCACTATTACTGATGCAGTTACAGTTTCTAGATCGGGGACTGCAATTCTAGCATCATCGCCTGTTTCGGCAGGGACTATTTATACAGCTGGCGACAATCTCGGTGGATTACTAACGTTCACTAATGCTGCAAAGGTAGTTGGTGGTGGCGGTAAAATAATGGGCGTTATAATTACAGATGATGCCGGACAAGATGCGGACACAGAATTATGGTTGTTTGATAGAACATTCACAGCCGGAGTAGATAACGCTCCTTGGTCTCCAGTCGAGGTTGAACTACATAATTTGGTTGCTATCATAAGCACTAAAGAGAGTTCCCAAGGCTGGATTGATGCTGGTACGCCGAGTGTATGTGATATTGAAGTAGCCAGACGCTTTAATTGTATTGGAACAAGTCTATTTGGTAGACTAGTAACACGGGGAACACCAACAGAAGTAGCGATTGATGATATTAGAGTTCGTTTAATGTTGAGTCAAGATTAAGACAATGGCAACTTATGATTTAGACAACTTAATCCCTATCTTAAGATTAAAGATTGGTGATATAGATGATACAGCTTATAGATATCCAGATGAATGGCTTTCCATAGCCTTAATAGCTGGTGCTGATAATCTAAGTAAGTGGATGAATTTTAAATATCTATTAGACGATTCTAATCTAATTTATAGGAATCCTAATTCATCTACATTTATCTTTGATGAGGATACCTATGGAGTCCTCGAACCTGGGATTTCCATGATTTTTGTGATCATGGCTGCTTATATTATCTTAGAAGGAAGTTTGGAAAACTCAGCTTGGGATTATGTAAGTTGGAAAGATGCTGAAATTTCTTTTTCTAATTTAGAATCTTCTAGGGCTAGAAATAGAATTCTAGAGAGTCTATGGCAAGAACTCTTAGCTAATATAAAACCTCCTACAAAGAGATTAGCAAGAGCACTAAAAAACTCATTGCCTGGATATTTACAAAACCAATATGAGACAGGAGAACCATCACGGAAAATAAATAAATAAGGAATAGGCATGAGTGGTAAACTAAAACGTCCTAAAATAAAGATAACATGTAAACGGTGCGGACGAGTAGTAGTTAAATATCACAATATTAGAAATGCCAATATATTTTGTTCTAGAGAATGCCGTTCTTTATATGATAACCCATTAGGAAAGAAAGAGATAACTTGCAAAGTTTGTGGGAAAAAGAAGCTAGTCAAAAGGTGTGAATTTAATCGGGGACAACATAAATTTTGTAGTTGGGAATGTTATCTACTAAGAGAACGTCCAGTTGTTTTAAGCAAAAGAGGGGGAGGTCGTAACTGTAGGAAATTAAGAAAAGTATTTAAAAGGGATAATGGAGTTTGCTTAGTATGTGGAAGTGATGCAAAAGAAGTACACCATATTATCCCATTTAGGGAATACAAAAATAAAGTAGAGGCTGATAATATTACCAATCTAATTTCATTATGTAAACGTTGCCATATAAGAGCATTTAGAAAGGAATTTAGATTTGTAGAGATGCTTAGGGATATACTAAAGGAGGAATATAAATATGAGTATGAATAAGATAAG